AGCCGGGTAGCTAATCCGGCTTTTTGCTTTCCTGTTACTTATGCAAAAAATATGTAAAGGCAACGTAGGTCAGTATGACGCAAACATAACTGAATACAGTTGAATTACATTTTGTAATGAGTTGATGCACTTTAGTGAAAAATGCAACTCCAAATGTGCCAAGTAAAAACAGGAAAAATTGCGTACCAGCCATCATCTCAATTAGGTCTCTCATACGTCTTTCTCCTTTGTTGGGTATTTAAGGACTTACACCGCATGCATACAAATACATGTGATCGCCAGAAAGACGTAAAAACGAAATAAAGATATGGCTTTAACAACGTGGAGAAAAGTAAGACGTAACAATTGAGATGATGGCAATTACCGTACCTTAATCAAAGTCCGTAATTGATTGTTCATAGTGTACCTCCTTACGTTTTTCTCCTATGTCAGCTTATGCTGACTATTCCATATTACTGTAAAATGCGGAAAAAATCAAGGATTGCTAGAAGTTATGATTATGTAACAAGGAGTATTTGATGCAAAGAAAGGTGGTGTTGCAGGATGGCAAAACTTACGGCAAAGCAGAAACGATTTTGTGATGAGTACCTGATTGACCTGAATGCAACACAGGCAGCTATTAGAGCAGGGTATTCGTCGAAGACAGCAAATGAGCAAGGAGCAAGGCTGTTAGCAAATGTTAGTGTTCAGGAAGCAATCGCAAAAGCAACAGCTGAGAGATCAAAGAGGACCGGCATCAGTCAGGATCGAGTTATTCAGGAACTGGCAAGAATAGCATTTGTGAACCCACAGAATGTAATCAATCCCAAAGATGCATCAGTAAAAGCAGATGCGACAGAAGACGATCTGGCGTGTATTCAGTCCGTAAAGGTCAAGACAATGGACGGAGCAAAGGGGAAATCGGTTGAAAGAGAAGTTCGGTTGAATGACAAGATGAAAGCATTGGAATTGCTTGGAAAACATCTTGGTATGTTCAAGGATAAATTAGAAGTGGATGCTGATATGGATCTGAATATCACAATTGATTATGGTGAGGCTGATACAGGGTGAAGATAAATGTACAGGCAAACCCATGCTTTAAAGAGGTTGACCAGAGCCATAAGCGATACATAGTCATGAAGGGTTCAGCCGGATCGGGGAAGAGCGTAGACACAGCTCAAAACTACATTTTGCGGCTGATGCAGGACAAGGGAAGAAATCTGGTTGCCATGCGTAAATCAGATATCACCAACAGAGACAGCACCTTTGCTGAATTAACTGGATCGCTGTACAAGATGTTTGAAGATAAAGCAGATGCATACTGGAAAATCAACCGAAGTCCTCTGATGCTGACGTGCAGAAGCAATGGAAATCAGATCATATTCCGTGGAATGAATGACGACAGACAGCGTGAGAAGCTGAAGTCCATTACGTTTCCGAAGGGAAAACTGACGGATGTATGGATGGAAGAGGCAACGGAGTTTACCCAGGCAGATCTTGAGATCATTGATGACCGTTTGCGTGGAGAACTTCCACCGGGACAATTTTATCAAATTAGGATGACCTTCAATCCAGTAAACAAAAATCACTGGATTAAGAAGGCCTTTTTTGATATTCCTGATCCGAATGTACTTACCCATCATTCGACTTATCTTGGCAACCGGTTTATTGATGATGCATACCGGCAGCGTATGGAACGTCGAAAGATTGTTGATCCGGAAGGCTACCAGATATACGGACTTGGTGAATGGGGCGAGATTGGCGGACTGATCCTGCATAACTGGGAGGTTCGGGAAGTATCACAGAATCTTAATGATTATGATGATGTGGCTATCGGGCAGGACTTTGGATTTAACCATGCAGACGCCATATTGCTTGTAGGAATTAAAGACGGGAATTTACATATCATCGATGAGATTTATGAGCATGAAAAAGAAACGGCTGAGATTATACCAATAGCCATACAGCATGCGATACCGACAAATAAAATAATGTGGTGTGACAGCGCCGAGCCGGACAGGATTAAGACCTGGAGAAATGCGGGATACAGAGCTAAAGGTGTTGATAAAGGCGGTTCAAATGGTTCGGTGAAAGCACAGATTGACTGGATAAAAGGTGTAGTCGATAAGAAGCACACGGTTAAACGCAGGATCTATGTTGCTCCCCATTGTGTAAATACGATCAAGGAACTGCAGCAATGGAAGTGGAAGAAGGATGAAAGGACGGGTGAATACATGGATGATCCAGTTCCAATCATGGATGATGCAATGGCAGCGTTACGATATGCCATTGAGGGATGGCGTAAAGCAAGTAAATGGCTGATGTAAATAGAATGAAGACAATTGACGGGCAGCGTGCACAGCACCAGCGGTTTTTTTAGACAGTCTCAGACGAGGCTGTGATTTTTTTACCGTTAACAGAATTGCATTTGGTGTGAATGCAACACCTCCTTTCCCGGTCGCAATCGGCGGTCGATTATGGTGCTGGCAGGACTGTCATTTAGATAAAGGGATTATAGCTCAGTGGTAGAGCACAGAGGTCACAGGTTCGATTCCTGTTAATCCCTATTTACTAAATAACAGAAGGAAGGTGTAAAAAGTTGCTGGATGTATCAGAGATACAGAAATTCATAGAAAATGATCTGGTGTCTGAAAAGAAAAAGTTCGCAGGTATCGGCCAGAAATACTATGAGGGCGAGCATGATATCAGAAAATACAGACTGTTTTATTATAACGCAGACGGGAAGTTTGTTGAGGATCAGGTGAGGTCTAATGTGAAGATCAGTCATCCGTTTTTCACGGAGCTTGCTGATCAGTTGTCGGCTTATATGCTGTCATTCAAAGAGACTCCGGTACAGGCAAAGGATACAGCGGATGGATTGCAGGATTTCCTTGATCTGTATTTTGATGATGATTTCTGGTCTGAAGTAAGTGATGTGGTCACAGGAGCTTATACGAAAGGGTTTGAATATATTTTTGCATATAAGAATGCTTCGGACAAGCTTGCCTTCCAGTGCGCTGATAGTATGGGCGTGATTGAGTGTCAGGAGAAAGACACATCCGATCATCAACGGTATATGATCTATCATTATGTGGAGCGCATAGAGAATGGTCGGAAGGTGATCCGGAAGATTCAGGTATGGTCAGAAAATGAGACATACTATTATGTCCAGGAAGGGATAAATGGAAAGATCACTCCGGATGCATCGGAGGCAGTAAATCCAAGACCGCATATCGTATTTACAGATAAGAAGACGGGGATGAAAATGGGATGTTCACTTGGCTATATTCCATTTTGGCGATTGGATTATAACAAAAAGCAGTTCAGTGGATTGAAACCAATCAAGGACCTGATCGATGACTACGACATCATGGAGTGTGGGTTGTCCAATAACCTGAAAGATTTTGATTCACCGTTGTATGTGGTAAAAGGCTTTCAGGGAGACAATCTGGATGAATTGCAGCAGAATCTTAAAACCAAAAAGATTGTTGGAACAGATTCGGAAGGAGATGTGGAAGTCAGGACAATCGATATTCCGTATCAGGCAAGAAAAGCAAAGGCAGATGAGGATGAAAAGAACATCTATCGATTTGGAATGGGATTTAATTCCTCTCAGACAGGGGATGGAAATATCACGAATATTGTGATCAAGTCACGGTATGCTCTGCTTGATTTAAAAGCGAATAAGCTGGAAAAGAGGTTAAGGCGATTGCTGAAACAGCTGATTAAAGTTGTTCTGGATGAAATCAATTTTATGAATGGCACAGGATATCAGATCACAGATGTCAAAATGAAGTTTGACCGGTCCATTATGACAAATGAATCAGAAAATGTAACCAATGAGAAGACAGAAGCAGATACACAGCAGGTTCGTGTTAATACGATTCTGAATATTGCAGAACAGATCGGTGACGAGCAGACACTGAAAGCTCTGTGTGATGTAATGGACTGGGACTATGAAGAATTGAAAGAGCAGGTGCAAAAAGAAGGAAATACGGCATCTGATGCGAGGAAGGCATTGGAGCAGGTCATTCCGGAAGATGTCTGTACAGAGTAGGTGATACGGGATGAAGAAACGTGAGAAAATTGTTCAACAGGAGTTTCTTGATGATGAGGAACGAGTGATCAAGAGGCTGCAGTCTGTATATGGACAAGCGTTGAAAGACCTGACACAGAGATCCAATGATCTTCAGGAACAGATCTATCGGATTCAGGAGAAATACAATTCTGTTGAGGATGAAAAACAAAGGAAGCTCCTGCAGAGCCAGGAACGCTCAAAGATCTACCAGAAAAGATATCAGGATGCATTGAAAAAGCAGGTTAGCAGTATTCTGGATAAGATGCATAAAGAAGAATTCAAGACAGTTCAGCCATATCTGGATGAATGCTATGAGAAATCCTTTATTGGAAATATGTATGTGCTGCATGAGGAAGGAATTCCACTGATCATTCCGATTGATCAGGAGAAGGTTGTCCGTGCTGTGCAGTTGAATAGTAAGATCAGTGCTGGTCTTTACAGCCGGCTAGGAGAAGATGTGGATCTGCTGAAGCGCAGAATTACCGCAGAAGTAAGCCGGGGAATTGCTACAGGAATGAGTTATGATCAGATGGCGAGGCAGTTGGCGAGCCGGACAAAGATTGGTTATAACAATGCAGTCCGGATCACAAGGACAGAGGGACACAGGATCCAGCAGCAATCCACAATGGATGCCTGTTATGCTGCCAGAGATCGGGGAGCTGATGTTGTAAAACAGTGGGATGCAACTCTGGATGCAGTCACAAGGGAGTCACACCAGATGCTTGACGGACAGATCAGAGAGCTTGATGACAAGTTCAGCAACGGTCTGATGTATCCGGGAGATCCTTCTGGAAGTGCTGCAGAAGTGGTCAACTGTAGATGTATTTTACTGCAGAGAGCACGGTGGAAACTGGATTCCAAAGAGCTTGAACGATTACAGAAGAGAGCTTCTTTTTATGGTTTGGATAAAGAACAGGAGTTTGATGGTTTCAGAAAAAAGTACCTAAAAGCTGTTGAAACAAAAGAAGAGGGAACATATTCAACAACAGTCAAGAGGATTGGAACTAATGAGGTTAATCTGGAGTATGTAAAATCCGAAGCTTTTAGAAAGAAATTCAACAAGATTACTGAAAACACCGCAATCAATGAAGCTTTAAGAAATTATGCAACGGCGATGCTGCTTCATAGAAACGGCACGGATGGGGAAGACTTGTATATTATGGATGCCAAAGGAAAGTTATTGCTTAGGGAGATATCCGGAAAGAATGAACTTGGTGTTGCTGTTTCAGCGGAAGATTCAGAGATGCTGAGAAAGAAAAATGGAGTTGTAGGAATACATAATCATCCAACGAATATACCGCCGACTGGAAGTGATTTTGTGGCTGCGGGATATCGAAAATATATTTTCGGAATAGTAGTAACTCATGCTGGAAGGGTGTACAAATATAAAGTTGGAAATAAGCCATTTCTTTCAAGAATATTGGATGAGCGAATTGACAAATATATGAATCCACCATATAATTTAGGCATAGAAGAAGCACAT